TATTTGAGGGTCCGCCTGGCGACTTGTGCATGTTAGGCAAATCGCTTGGTACATTAAAAAGAAATGTACTGAATGACTTATTTGATATAGCAGGACCTAAACATTCTAGATGGATTGATAGGCAGCAAGGTGAATTTCAACTTTTTAACAGGCGCGTATACGCGATAGGTGCTGCGAATGAAGAAGCGGAAGGTAAAATTCGTGGAGCTACATTTGCAGGTGCGTACTGTGATGAAGCAAATCTATATCCTGAATCGGTATGGATGCAGCTTCAAGCACGTCTTTCGATTCCGGGTGCGAAATGCTTTGCTAACTGTAACCCAGATAGTCCCTATCATTGGTTCTATAAGAAAGTTTTAACATCAGAGGAAATTAAGTCAAAGAAACGTTGGCAATTTCTAATGGACGATAATTATTCACTTTCTGAAGAATATAAGATACAGTTAGCTTCTTCGTACTCAGGAGTCTACAGACGGCGTTTTATAGAGGGAGAATGGTGTGTAGCAGAAGGTCTTATTTATGACGCTTTTGATAAAGATACACACCTTAAACATTACGATTTAACCTATATAGACAAACATGCGGTAAGATGGTTCGTTGGATGCGACCAAGGTACATCAACTGTAACATCGTGGTCATTAATGGTTGAATTAAATGATATACCTCATAAAGTACATATACATAAAGTAGCCGAGTTTTATTACGATGCTGTATTAAATAGAAAGCAGCTTTCAGATGAACAATTAATGCCTAAGTTTAAAGACTTCTTACGTCCTTATTCGGCATTAGCTAATAAAACTGGAGGCTTTTGGAAAATATTTGTGGATCCTGCGGCGTCATCGTGGGATGCAATGTTATCTGAACATCATTTTAATAGACAACATGCCGATAATGATGTTATTAATGGAATCCGTATTGTATCAAGTTTACTTTCAAAACGTTGTTACACTATAGATCCTAGTTGTGTAAATACTGTAGCTAACTACGAAACCTATGCATGGGATCCTAATGCACAACTATTAGGTATAGATAAACCAATTAAAAAGAACGACCATGCTTGTGACTCAGACAGATATGCTTTAGTAACATATCTACAATTAAGAAAGGGAGGAATTTATAATGTCAGAATGTATTAAGGAACAAATTCTTTATAATCGCTCTTGGCTTGCACCAGGTAAAATGTTTCCTCCTAAGTCGCAAGAAAGGCGTTTAAAACGTTATGATACCTATGAACAATTTTTTGATATAGAGGCTTTTGAGAACTTTAATAGTTGTGGTTACAAGCTTTATCAGAATTTTGATATGTACTTACAAAAATGTCCTTTATTAATGGGCTATCAGCGTCTTTCAACTATAAAACTTTGTGATATGATTGTAGGCTCTCCTCCTTCAATTACAAAGAAAGGCGAAGATGCTGTTTCAGATAATATTCAAGACTTGAGAGATAATACAGCATTCGATGAATTGCTTTATAAAATTATTATAGACTTTTCAAGATTTGGACATTCAGTAACACGTGCATATGTAGATGACGATGATGAAGCAAGTGCACAATGTACAGTATGGGACCCTCGTGAATGGTTTCCTATCTTTTATGATGACGGTACAAAACGTATAAAAGAACATATACTTGCTTGGAGGATTAATTTAGGTACAGTAGAGAATCCTGTATGGAATCTTAAAGTACAAATACATCCTACAATAGGTAATTATTATATAGAACGTACCTACAGGATGGATAGTGATGGTAAAACAATAGGTGTTAGAACTAATACAGAAAAGAAAATTACAAATTTACCTTGTATGGTCCATTTTATACCTAATTTACCTTCATCTACAAATCCTTTTGGTACGTCAGATTATAAGATTATAAATGACTTAGTGGTTAAAGCTACTGAGCGGATGAGACAAATACTTAGAATTCTAGATCAACACGCTGATCCTTCGATGACTGGACCTTCCTCATTACTTGAGCCTCGTAATCCTGAAGAAGATCCTCTGGATTTTGATACTGCTAATGGAAGTGAGTACGTATTTAGAACACGTAAATATTATGCAGTAGATGGAGATGATCAAGCACCCCAATATTTGACTTGGGATGGACAATTAGATAGTGCATTTAAAGCACTAGACTTATTACTTTCACAAATTTATATATTCTCTGAAATGGGTGCAGCTCTTGTAGGTAATACAGATGGTATTGGAAATGTTGTTTCTGGTACAGCTATGAGATACAAGATGATCTCGCCTTTAGAGAAAGCTCGTCGTGTGGAAAACAGTTTAATGTTACCTCTTAAAAAATTAATAGGTATGTTATACTATATGGAATATGGTGAGCAACTTTCATATAAAGATATCTCGATCGTTTGGGAAGATAGCCTTCCTAAGGATCCTCGTGAACAAGCTGAGCTTGTACGTATTCTTACTGGTTCTACTACTATAGCACCCATGAAAGAAACTTTAATGGAATACTATGATATGTCTGCTAAAGAAGCTGAAAAGTGGATAAAAGATATGGAGGAAGATGTGAAGCGTCGTAATGAAATTTCACAGCCTACTACTGTAAACGGTAATCAAACGCCTGCTTCTGTGTCTATAACAACCAAAAAGGAACGTTCAGCTACAAATCCCGGTAATACAGGTTCTAACAATGTTAAAGGCGCTGGTGACGGAGCAAATCCTAACTAGTCTTTAAAATATAAATTAAGGTTGAGCCCACCGTAAGAGGCGAATCTCTTTCAAAACATCCCTTAAAGCGCTAAACGCGAGTTTCCGCAAGGGTGGCGCGATTTTGAGTGTTAATCAAAGAGATACATGGAGGTCACATGTTAAAATTTTTAAAGAGCTTTCTATCAGCTGAGAAAGTTGCAGAGATAGAAGCAGCGTACAAAGAGAAGAACAAGGATGCAACAGGTCTTCCAGAGTATATTCCTAAGTATAGATTCACTGAAAAGGATACAGAGATTGCAAATCTCAAAACAGCTCATGCAGCTGATATTCAAAAGATACGTGATGAATACAAAGATGTACCTAAAGATTATGCGCAACAGATTGAAACCCTTAAAACAAATGCAGCAAATGCTGAAGCCGCTAAAGTTAAAGCTGAAGTTGCAGTAAATGAAGTGGAACAAATTTATGCTTTACATCCTCGTTCGATGGATACTGTAAAAGCCATACGTGCTTTAGTAGATCCTGCAAAGAATTTTGGCGAAGAACTTAAGCGAATAGCTGATGCAAATCCTCATTTCTTTGACGATCCTACAGTACCTAAAAAACCTACAGTACCTAAGGGAACTGGAAAGTCTGGAGAAGGTACAGATAACGGAACAGAAAAGAAAGATGGAATGCCTAGCGAAGATTCTTTAAGAAAAGCATTAGGACTTCCCCCTAAACAATCGTAAAATAATAAACAAGGAGAACAAAAATGGCAAATGTAATTGAACTCGTCACTAAAATGTTGCCCATGCTTGATGAACAGTATGCAGCACAGTCAGTGACATCATTCCTTGATACGAGCGGTGAGTTTGTACAAATGACTTCTAACGCTAAGCGAATTAAAGTAGCTAAGATGCGTGTAGATGGTTTGGCAGATTATAGTCGTAGCAATGGATTTGTAAAAGGCAGCACAGACCTCGTATGGGAGGAAAGAGAATTTACTCAAGATCGTGGCCGTGCATTGCAAGTAGACGTAATGGATAACGAGGAATCTTTTGGGCTTGCTTTTGGACGTCTTGCAGGTGAATTCCAACGTACACAAGTAATTCCTGAAATCGATGCTTATCGTTTATCTACTTACTATAAGAATGCAGGGCATAAATCTACCGTAGCAATTACTTCTACTGCAGGTGTGCTTGATTACCTCGATGAAGTTATTGCAACTATGAATGACTTGGAAATTCCTGATGATGGCGGTCGTGTAGCTTTCGTATCTTCGCAAGTTTACAACGCAATCAAGAATGATCCTACTTTGGAAAGATACTTATCATGGGATAGCGTCGGTAATTTAAATAAACGTGTCGCAAGTTATAACGGTATCAGATTTGTTGAAGTACCTCAGAGAAGATTCTATACTGATATTGAATTACTTACGGCAACTGCAGATAGTACTGTAGGTGGTTATAAACCTACTGCAGATGCAAAATCTATAGGTATTCTTGTATTACATCCTAGTTCGATTATACAGATTTCTAAGAGACGTATTTCACGTATTTGGGCACCTACAAAAGATCTTGCAGATGGTACAGATGGCGTAAACCCCGATGCAGATGCATGGAAGTTTGATTACAGAACTTATCATGATGTATGGGTTCTTGATAATCAGCAACAAACTATATTTACTGCGGAGGTAACTGGTGTGGGTATTAATAATATAACAGCTATTGAGTTGACAGCTGTTAATGGATCTGGTGACGAGATCGAACTTAGTGGTTCAGCACCTAGTTATACTGCAACTGTAAATGCTACTATTTCTGAAAGCGCAGTACTTACTCCTAAGGTTACTGGTAACGGTCCTAAGGTATTTAAGTGGGATTCTACAAATAACAATGTTGCTATGGTTCAAAATGGTTTCGTACACTTCTTCCAGGACGGCACTGTTACAATTATTTGTGAGTCCATTTATAATCCTAGCGTAAAGGCTCAAGTAACGTTTACAGTATCTGGACATACGCGTGAAGCAATCGGTGATTCGAAGACAGTACTTGCAGATGCAGATAAAGTTGACGAAAACATAAAAAAAGCGTAACCC